ATCCAATGCCTGTTGGTTGACCACCATGTCGCGGATGCGGTTTTGGAAATCTGGGTAACGCGCCCACAGATCGACTTGTTCATAACGAATCGCGGTATCAAAATCGGTCTTGGCACATTTATAGCGATTGAGGCGTGACACATTGCCCACCAGTTTGGGCTGACGCGGTGTGCCATTGCGGGTATTGGTACGGGAGGCAATCGCACCACTGATCCCCAGTCCCAGCACTTCGCCTTCTTGCTCGGTGACCGGCACGACGTTGATCTGCTGCAAAAAGCCACTGGATCCTTGAATCCGGTCTTCAAGCCGTTGTTGAATCGCGGGGTTAATGTCGAACTTCTGGGTGGCAGAGCTGACGCCATTCAGTTTGGCCTGTTGCTCGGTATATTTGTTAAAAACCAGTCGGGTCGAGTTGCGCATTGGGGTGGCTCCAAAAAATCAATGTCGGTTTGGGTATGGGGTCAGTGCAGCAGATTTAGCAGTCAGCAATCGCCTCATCACCGCCACCATTGGCTTTTGGGCGTTGACGAAAGTGTGCAGGTGGCGTGGTATCAAGGGTTTGTTCGACCTTGTCGAGGGTTTGTTGTTGACCCTGTTGGCCTTTTTCCAAATCACCAATCCGCTTGAGCATGGTGCTAAATTGGGTGCTGATCTGATCGATCCCACCCGCCAAGGTTTCTTGGGCGCGTTGCAAACTGGACAGGGTTTGTGGCAGTTGTTCCAAGGCTTTGGCCGACTCTTCCACTTTGTCGAACTTCTTATCTTGTGCCGTGAACAAACCCTTGATGGTATCGAGCAGGGTGGTCTTGTTGCCGTCATCATGAAACGCGCCAAAGAACTCCGCATCTGCCGATGAAAACAGGTTATGGGCGGTCTGTTTTTTGGCTTTGAGCGGACTGATTTCAGGGTTCTGTTGGCAAAATTGCATGTAGCTGGTGCCAAGACTGGCCGGTGAGTCGGTACAGGCCAGACCCACCAGATAGGCTTTGCCGGTATCGGCAAACTTCGGGTCGATTTCAATCGAGAAATACACCTTCTGACGTGCTTTGGACAACGCGATCAATTCAGGTGTGGGGTCAATCTCGGCCACCAAATAGGTTTGATCACCATCGGTTTCGACGGACAACGCCACCACATCACCATACGCCCCAAACCCACCGGCACTGGGATAGACACTGCGGTAATGTTCAATATTCAGCCGTGCGCCATAGGTGTCAGGCGAATAGCTGGCGGCCATCTCATTGACCTGATCTAAGGTGATCTCACGGCCATCGGTGGTTTGACCGACACGGCAAATACGGAATAATTTTTTAGCCATTGGGGAAGCTCGACAGAAGGTTGAAGGCAGTAGGGGGCGCTAGACCCCCTCACTGTGGTTTCTTCTGTGGGTCGAACTCAACGCTGCTAGGTGTGATTAAGGGCTTGATCACACCTAAGCCGCCATGAATAAGGGTGTTTGGCGATAAAAATCATTTAAACGCGATGATGAGATGGGTCAGAGACTGCAAAATCCCATCCATCTTCCAAATAAACAGAAAGACGGCGATAGGAAGGATGGTCTTCCAATATCTATAGCGATCGGTTGATTTTTTCATAAGGATTAAACAACCTCACTCATCACGCGGTCTGATGTTGCACGCACTGTGTAGTGCTGAGCACCACACCTCAACGCTGTTAGGTGTGATCAATGGCTTGATCACACCTAAGCCGCCAGAATAAAGCGGAAACAATCCATAGCCTGAGCTGATCCCATCTGCTCGAGGCGTTTGATTCATGACCCAAGCTGCTCCCCCAGTCCCGATCGGCGATAACGCCCAAGTTGCAGCCCGTACCCTGTATTGGATGGGCTGGCGCATTAAAGCCATTGCAGAGATGCTGGAGCTGCCACGCACCACCGTGCAGAGCTGGAAAGAATCGGGCAAATGGGACGCGTCATCAGCCTTGGATCGGGTGGAAGGCTCGCTAGAATGCCGCATGATCCAACTGATCTTTAAAAACGAAAAAGACGGCAAGGACTTTAAAGAAATCGACCTGCTCGGTCGGCAAATGACCGAAATTGCCAAGCAAAAACACTATGAAGAAACCGGCAAGCTCAAGGACTTAAACCATAAGCTCGGTCATCGGGGCAAAGGCGAGCGCACACCGGCGCAAGCGAATCAGCTGGATGACGAACAGCAACAGCAGCTCATCGAGGCGTTTGACGCCGGTCTGTTTGAGTATCAGCGGGTCTGGTTTGATGCGGGTCAACACCACCGGATTCGCAACATCCTTAAAAGCCGCCAGATCGGTGCAACGTGGTACTTCGCCCGAGAAGCCTTAATTGATGCCCTCGACACAGGCCGCAACCAGATTTTTTTATCAGCCTCAAAAAACCAAGCCCTCGTGTTCCGGCAGTACATCGTCCAGTTTGTGCTAGACACCACCGGCGTGCAGTTAACCGGTGATCCGATCCTGTTACCCAATGGTGCCGAACTACGGTTTCTAGGCACCAACTCCCGTACTGCCCAGTCGTACCACGGCAATATTTATCTGGACGAGTACTTCTGGATTCACCGCTTTATTGAGTTTCGCAAAGTCGCCTCGGGCATGGCCATGCATAAAAAATGGCGGCAGACCTATATCTCCACGCCATCCTCCAAACAGCACCAAGCCTATAAATTCTGGACGGGTGGGTTATTCAACATCAGTCGGCGCAAAGAAGAGCGGGTCAATTTCGACACCAGCCATGCCGCGTTAAAAGACGGTCGGCTGTGTGAAGACGGGCAGTGGCGGCAAATGGTCACGGTCGAAGACGCCCTAGCAGGCGGTTGTGACCTATTCGACCTTGACCAACTGCGCATTGAATACAGCCCACAAGAATTCGACAACTTGCTGATGTGTCATTTTATCGACGACACCCAATCCGCGTTTACGGTCAGTGAACTGATGAGCTGCATGGTCGACACCGAGGAGTTGTGGACGGACATGCGACCGTATAGCCCACGGCCACTCGGCAATCATCCGGTCTGGGTCGGCTATGACCCTGCCTTGTCTGGTGATAGTGCCGGTTTAGTGGTGGTAGCCGCACCCGCAGCACAGGGTGGTTTATTGCGAGCGGTTGAACGGATCCAGTTCCAAGGCTCCGACTTTACCGCACAGGCCGCCTACCTCAAGGACGACATCCTGACCCGCTACATCGTCGAATACCTCGGTATTGATGCCACCGGCATGGGCGTGGGTTTCTATGAAGAAGTCGTCAAATTCTACCCAGCCGCCACCAAGCTGCTCTACACCCCAGAACTCAAAAGCCAGTTTGTTTTAAAGGCCAAAGACGTGATCCACAAAGGCCGCCTGCAGTTTGACCTGAGCTGGACAGACGTGGTGGCCAGCTTTGTCGCCATCCATAAAACCCTAACCGCCAGTGAACGCGCCGTCACCTACAAAGCCGAACGATCGCAAGAAACCGGCCATGCCGATTTGGCGTGGGCATTCATGCACGCCCTGCACCACGAACCCCTCGCCATTGGCGAAGAAACCCAAAACATGATGGAGTTATATGAATGAACCAACCCAAGCAACTGGTCACCGCCAACGGTGATCCCCTGCATTACAGCCCACTGGCCAACACGGTGCGGCCACAGCCCCCGCATATGGAAGCGTTCACCTTTGGTGATCCGGTACCCGTGCTCGATCAACGGGCATCCGTGTATTTTGGCGAATGCTCAATGGTCAACCAAAAGTGGTACTCCCCACCAATGGATCTGGATGGCTTGGCGCTCACCATGCGTGCCAGCCCGCACCATGCCAGCGCCCTCTATGTGAAGCGCAACATCCTCGTCAGCACCTTCGAGCCGCATCCCTTGCTCAGTCAGCTAGAGTTCAGCCGCTTTGTGCTGGACTTCCTCGTGTTTGGCAATGGCTACATTGAGCGGCACAATGCCATGTCAGGCCGACCCATGCGCCTGCGTGCGCCACTGGCCAAATACATGCGCGTGGGCAAGGACGACGGGCAGTACTTCTTTGTGACCGGCAGTATTCAAGATGACCATGAATTTGAACTCAACACCATCTGCCACCTGATGGAACCGGACATTAACCAAGAGGTCTATGGCTCGCCCGAATACCTCTCGGCCATGAATGCCGCATGGCTGGACGAGGCTGCCACCTTATTCCGGCGCAAGTACTACCTAAACGGCTCACACGCGGGCTTCATCATGTACGTGACCGACCCTGCGCAAAACAAAGACGACATCGACAACATGCGCAAAGCCCTGAAAGATTCGAAAGGCGTGGGCAACTTCAGAAACCTGTTCTTGTACTCCCCAAATGGCAAAAAAGATGGCATTCAGATCCTACCAATCAGTGAAGTGGCCGCCAAGGACGAGTTCTGGAACATCAAAGAAGCCAGCCGCGTCGACATTGCGGCCGTGCATCGTGTGCCACCCCAGCTGATGGGAGCCACCCCCACCAACACCAGTGGCTTTGGTGACGTCGAAAAGGCTGCTCGGGTGTTCGTCATCAATGAGCTGATGCCGTTACAACAGCGACTATTGGCAATCAACGAGTGGTTAGGGCAGGAGGTCATCCGCTTTAAACCCTATGCACTAGAAAACGCACAGGCCTAAACCCACCAACCGCCATCAAGCCACCCCTGCGGTGGCTTTTTTTTGGGTGCAGGGTGGGTACATGAGTGGCTCACCCCTAAGCCCCGACTGAGGGTCAGGGTCGCCCAGCCATCCCCCAAGTCCCCTTCAGCCATAAAAGCCAATCGAGACCCCGCCCCGCCTGCGATAAAAAAATGGCACTTATGACGACCCTGACGACAACCGCTCAGGCCACGCCAGTACTGGCTTTAACGGCCTCACATGGGGCAGAAAAAAAGACGAGAAAAGACGAAAAATGTCAGA